AAATACTTTGAGGAAAAAGAAGAGATTTTCTCCCTGGCTCCGAAAGGATAAAGTCACGGATTTAGAATGTGTCAAAAAATACTATGGTTATAGTAATGAAAAAGCATCACAAGCTCTGAAAATCCTTACACCGGAACAAATTAGTTTTATCAAACAGCGACTTGAGATTGGAGGAAAGCAATGAGTACTGTAGAACCTACGGTAAACTGGTCACAGGACCAGATGGTAGAGGTTTTCTTGAATGAACCTGATGACTTTCTGAAAGTACGTGAGACGCTAACCCGTATTGGTGTTGCTTCACGTAAGGAAAAGAAACTCTATCAGTCTTGCCACATTCTGCATAAACAGGGTAGGTATTATATTGTCCATTTTAAGGAACTCTTTGCCCTTGATGGAAAGAGAGCAAATCTTACAATAAATGATGTGCAGCGTCGGAATCGTATTGTGCGTTTGTTGTGTGACTGGGGTCTTGTAACAGTAGCAATTGAGGATAGTGTAACTGATATTGCTCCCTTGAATCAGATCAAAGTTCTTGCTTATAAGGATAAGGGAGACTGGGTGCTTGAACAGAAGTACAATATTGGTAAGAAGACTAAACCACAACCAGAACAGGAATAAATATAGTTGCGATCTTTCGTGCGGTCGCTTCAAAAGTCGGAAACCCCTATAAGACGGTGTGGTTGTTACTACACCGTCTTTTTTCGCATCTGTTATAATTAGTATGTACGCCGAAAGGGTACACACAATCCAATCTCGCTTATCAAGGAGAAGTAAAGATGAACGGCAACATGCTCGCTAAGTATAATGCAGCCAACATAAATCAATTGTTGGAACGCATAAATAAAAACAGCATCGGTATGGATGAATACTTTGATCGTTTGTTTATGTTACACGAAACAACGACTAACTATCCACCATATAATCTAGTCACAGTCAGTAACGTAGAATCAAGATTAGAATTGGCACTAGCAGGTTTTAAAAAGAAAGAAGTTTATGTCTATACACAAGACGGGAAACTCTTTGTCGAAGGACAAAAAGAAGACAAAGAGACCGAAACTGAGTATGTCCACAGAGGAGTGGCTCAGAGATCTTTCACCAGATCTTGGACACTCTCAGATGAAACGGAAGTTAGATCAGTTGTATTTGAGGATGGGTTACTGAGCATTACACTTGGCAAAGTGGTGCCAGAAGCACACAAACGTAAAGATTACTTATAAATACTATTGAATATCGTCGCCGCTAGGGGACAACTGGCAAAATCCAGTTGCGTCCCCTATTTTTTTATGCTATGATATGTCTGATAGGAGAACTGTATGACTAAAAAAGAATTTAAAAAGACAGACAGTAAAGGTCGTGAAGAAACTTGGGAGTGGGAAGAAACTCCTGAGATGACAAAAGCAGTTGCTAAACTTCACGAAACTATTCGTCGCTTAGAGAGCGAGTGTCCTGACTATGGAGTAGGCAAATGATTAAATTGATGCTTCTAAAATCTGGTGAAGACATTATTGCTAATGTTGAAGAGATGGCATTTGGTGAGGGTGAGAACCGTAGGGTGGGTGGTTACTATCTACATAAACCCTGTATTGTCAAACTGCTGACCAAGGCACAGATGGACCAGGACGACACCGGTAAGACCGGTTACAGGGTGTCTATGGTTCCCTGGATGCCTCTCTCTGCTGATGAGACTATTCCTGTCGTTGCTGACTGGGTGATCACAATGGTAGACCCTGTTGACAAAGTGCTAACTATGTATATTGAGGATGTATTAGGAAATGGATCAGAAAATAATCAAAATAGTTCATCTGATAAACAATCAGATACTAATCAGTCAGATTGAAGAAGTAGGTGCTGAGATTGGTGAACCAGATTGTAAACTGGTTGAACCATATATTATTGATACGTCAACCTTGGAACTTGAACCTTGGTTATTGAACCTTACTATGCAGAACGAATTTATGATGAGTTCTGATAAGATACTGACGCTGACAGAACCAACGTCTAAACTTTTGAAAAAATACGAGGACTTATTTTAGTGGCACTGGACTTTTACACAAATGTACAATTGATTGGAAATCAGTTTCTGGTTCGTGGAGTTAGAAATGGTCAACGTTATGAGATGAGGGATGAGTTCTTCCCTACAATGTTTGTTAAGTCCAAGAAAAATACAAAATATAGAACTCTAACTGGAGAGGTTGTAGAAGAGGTAAAACCTGGAACAGTCAGAGACTGTAGAGAATTCTACAAGAAGTATGATGATGTAGATGGATTTGCTATCTATGGGAATGACAGATACATCTATCAGTATATTTCAGAAAAGTATCCACAAGACGAAATCAAGTTTGATATCAGTCAAATCAAACTTGTAACTCTTGATATTGAGACTACATCTGAATATGGTTTCCCTGATGTTGAGTCCTGTCAGGAAGAAATTCTTGCGATTACAATTCAGGACTATACCACCAAGGAGATTATTACTTGGGGCAGGAGACCGTTTGCTAATAAGCAGAAAAACGTAACTTACTATCATTGTCCTGGTGAACAAGAACTTCTTAGTCACTTTATTAACTACTGGATGACTGATGTTCCTGATGTGATTACTGGATGGAACATTCAGTTGTTCGATATTCCATATATTTGTAAGAGACTAAATCGTGTGCTTGGAGAGAAGTTGATGAAACGTTTCTCACCTTGGGGTCTTGTGTCTGAAGATGAGACATTCATTATGGGTCGTAAACACGTTACCTTTGACGTTGGTGGTGTCACTCAACTTGATTATCTTGACTTGTATAAGAAGTTTACTTACAAGGCACAGGAATCATATCGTCTGGATTATATTGCCAGTGTTGAGTTGGGTCAGAAGAAATTAGACCACTCTGAGTTTGATACGTTCAAAGATTTCTATACCAAAGGTTGGCAGAAGTTTATTGAATACAACATCATTGACGTGGAACTGGTTGACCGTCTTGAGGATAAGATGAAACTTATCGAACTTGCATTGACTATGGCATATGATGCTAAGGTCAATTACGTTGATGTGTTCTATCAAGTCCGTATGTGGGATAACATCATTTATAACTATCTAAAGAAAAGAGATATCGTTATTCCACCTAGGAAAAAGGAAACCAAGAGTGAGAAATACGCAGGAGCCTACGTCAAGGAACCAATTCCGGGTAAGTATGATTGGGTTGTGAGTTTTGACCTTAATAGTTTGTATCCTCACCTGATTATGCAATATAATATCTCCCCAGAAACTCTTCTTGAAGAGCGACATCCTACTGCCACAGTTGATAAAATACTTAATGAAGAAATAAACTTTGAGTTGTATAAGGACAATGCTGTCTGTGCTAACGGTGCTATGTACCGTAAGGACGTGCGTGGGTTCTTGCCTGAACTAATGGAGAAGATGTATGGAGACCGTGTTATCTTCAAAAAGAAAATGCTTACTGCCAAGCAGCAGTATGAGAAGACGCCTACTGTGGCACTTGAAAAGGAAATCGCTAGATGCAACAACATTCAGATGGCAAAGAAGATTGCTCTTAACTCTGCTTATGGTGCTATTGGTAATCAATATTTCCGATATTATAAGTTAGCAAATGCTGAAGCAATTACTCTATCGGGTCAGGTAAGTATTCGATGGATTGAGAATAAAATGAACAAGTATCTAAATAAGATACTCTCTACGGAGGAAATTGATTATGTCATCGCATCTGACACTGATTCAATTTATCTTAATATGGGACCTCTTGTTGATAAATTTTTTGCTTCTAAGTCTAGCGACAAAGCAAGGATTGTGGGGTTACTTGATGTGGTCTGTAAAGAAAAGTTGGAACCTTACATTGATGCCTGTTATTCGGAACTGGCGGAGTATGTATCGGCGTACTCGCAGAAAATGCAAATGAAGCGTGAGAATATTGCTGATCGTGGTATTTGGACTGCGAAGAAGCGATATATTCTCAACGTATGGAACAGTGAAGGTGTTCAGTATGCTGATGCTAAACTGAAGATGATGGGCATCGAAGCAGTGAAATCATCAACACCAGCACCTTGTCGTAAGATGATTAAGGATGGATTGAAGTTGATGATGAATGGTACGGAGGATGATGTTATCAAGTTTATTGATAATGCCCGTAGAGAATTCAAGAAACTGCCCCCAGAAGAAATCTCTTTTCCCCGATCAGTATCGGATGTAGATAAGTATAAATCGTCATCTGATATCTATTCAAAGGGAACTCCTATTCATGCTAGGGGAGCACTGCTATATAATCACTACATCAAGAAGAATAAACTTGATAATAAGTATTCATTGATTCAGAATGGTGAGAAAATTAAGTTTTGCTACTTGAAGAAACC